CGAGCATCCAAAACAGCCGCCTTACTTGCTTCGGCTATCTGTGGAAGCAGTGTTTGTATTTCGGTTCTGACGGTTTGTTGCACTCCAGTAGTCACGTTGATGGTTTGATTAACTACAACCTCACCGCCAGAGTTACCTCTTGAGTGATCGATAACGGTTTCATTTGGGTGAAGCATAGCCATAAATCCACCGCGACCATCTAGCCCACCTGTTCGAGGGCCGTTTCCTGTGTATCCACCACCTTCAAAGGGTCTTAAAGGTGGCGCAAAGTTAGCTCGGCTTCCTATTCCCATAGAGGGACCAGATACGAGATTGCCGCCAATAAATGAAGTTATAAAACCTGTTATTTGTTTCACGACAAATATTCTAAACAACTCTGATATAATGTTTGCAGCCATTGATCTAAAAGCATCTTTAACTGATGCTGTGCCAGTAACAGCACTCATAAAAGAACGCTCAAACGAACTTCCAATCATATCCGTAGCTGTTTTAAGACGTTTAATTTCTGGAGTTAACTGTTTAACTTGATTTAACGTCTTTTTCAGTGGTTCTTTCTTGTTTAGTTCTGCCTGTTTATCAGCAAACTGTTTTCTTAGTTCTGCAATCCTTTGCTCTTGAACAGCGACAGAAGCCTCGATCGGTAAGTTTTCTCTGTTACGCTTAATCATCTTATCTCTAAGCGCAGCCTCTTCTTTAACTTCTTTAGTTATTCTTATTTGAGTATCTCTAGTTTTTGCTAGTATTAATTCTGTAATACCACTATCTTTCATAATGTTATCAAAAGCATCAACAAGCAGATTTGCGTCTGGAAACATATCTGCTATTGCGTGTCTAGCTTCTAATAAATTCTCAGCTAACTGCCCTGCTGTTGATGAATCTCTAAAGGCGTCAGTTACTTTCTTAATAATTGCCTCATTGGTTCGTAATTTTTTAGTAAGCTCTTCTATCTGATCTAATTTTTGATTGATTGCTCTTACATCTCTAACGGTTCTTTCTTCGAATGGAGTTTCCATAAGTTTGTTTAAATTCTTTTGTGTGCGTTCCAACGAATTACTAAATCGAATAACTTTTTTCTCAAACGGATCAAATAACTCAGATAAGGCTTTAATTAATCCACCTCTAGCCTCTTCAAAAGCCTGTCTTCTTAACGTATCAATTAATCGTTGCGCTGCTGCGTTTGCCTTATCTATTGGAACAACTAACTGAGCCTCTAACAATTTATCGAAGCCAGAAAGATCATCTAAAGCCATTTTAACTTTATTTAACTCTTCTGCTGCATCTCCTGCTGATTTACCGAAAGATGTCATTGTGGCTAAAATAGGAAAACCAATCGCTGCAATAATACCGAGCAATGGAGCGACAACGCCAAGAGATCCACCAAGTAAAGCAAAGCCTCCTGCGATTTGAGGTAACTGCAAGCCGAGAACGCGAAAGATATTCGTTCCCATTGATGCCTGAACCGCAATGTCGCCTAACTGGTTTGCAGTGTTTTGAAATATAAATATCGATCTTCCCGACATTCCTCGACCAGTTTGAGCAATACTTGTACTCATCTGATCAACAGCGCTGTCAGCCTGCATTGCAGACGTTTTAACTTGATCGGTAGCTCGTTTAAAGTCTTTAGCGCCCTTCTGAGCGCCTCTGGCATCGATATTAAGACTTAATGTTGTCATAATAATTACGCTCCGTAATATCTAAGGCCATCATGCAACGAGCAAAACTTTGGCGTTCAGTAGGATCATCAAGACCAATATGAGAGCAATATGACATAATTTCACTAAACGGTATAGGGGAAAAGCCAGAATGTCCTATTTGTCGTCCTTGTCTCAAATCGTTATAACCAATCCAATACATCATATTTTGAGGAGTAGGCTTGTCTCTCATCTCTATCGCGCCCTTTGCCATCAAGTAAGCCTCATCTCTTGCAGAGTACTTAAAAGACCATTTAAGCGCCTCGATCAGTTTTTTACCGTTTCCTCTTCTACTTCCTGTCTAAAATTACCTAACTCATCAACGTATTTCGCCCAATCCATAAAAAACTTTGTTATTTCATCTATTTTCGCATCAGCAAGCGCAAGAAAATGCTCTCTATCGCAAGTCATTTTAGCGCCATCATTTTGTATATTAGTTTCCCACGACACAACACAACTGTCGTATAAAGCCTCAAATAACTTCTTGCCAACCTCTTTGTCGGAATGAGATTTAAACTTTGTGTATTTAGCCTCATCTTCCATAATTTTTGACGCTTTGAGCGTTTGCATTTCCTGATATAATAAGACCTGTTCACGCTTTACAGTTAAGTCAGGGTTTGCCCAACCGCCTGCTTTGCATCTGATTGATATGTATGTTTTTCCTTTGTCAGCTAGAAAGTTCATTTCAGGCGTAAAATTACTCTCAAAAACCATGTCTGATAATTGAGGTTTCTTTAGTTTTAAAAAGTTTTCTCTTTACCATCGACTGTTGCGTAAAATTTACGAACTGCAATCATGAGACTGCTCTCGTTAGTTTTACTGACGCATCCTCTGTAGCTTCGTCATACATTGCTCGGATCGTAACGTCCTGCATCGCATTATTGCCAGTGAAATCAATATTCGCACCTACAAATTTACACTTGGGAAATAAAAGAGTGTATTTTTTACCCGATACAGATCCGAGTGGAAAAGTAACTGCAAAGAGCGAGTGATTTGTGTCTCTAGCTGCATTGTAAAGCGCTGAGAAGTTGGTATCGACATGAACTCTTGCAGTTATCTCAGGCAGTAAAGCACCTTTTGTGATGCCATCCTTAGTGAAAGAGCTTCCTAGCACTGTCTGCGCTTCTCTGCCTTCGTAGTTAAAGTTAATCGTAGCACTCTCGAAAGCGTCTAGTGTGTACCCTGCAAATGCTATCGTTCCGACATCAACGCCAGATGTTAAAGGCGCTCTTTCGGTTTGATCTGTATATGATGAGCTACCGATTGCTGATGTAGTCGTATCAAGCGAACCCATGCCAGTTAAATCAAATGAAAACCCTATCTCTGCGTTAGAGGCAAGTGTTATCGATCCACCAGATGCCTCGACACCAGTATAACGCATCATTGTTAGCGTACCGCCAACTCCTGCATTTATAGCGTTTTCGATTGTAAAAGATTTAGTTGTCTTTGCGCTTTTGACTACGTTTGTCGAGTAAGCCCCTTGAAGCAAGCTCTCTAAAAATGGATCGTAAGCTCCATAAACTAACGTACCTGACATAGTGCCAGTAACGTCAATTCCTGCGATAGCAGTTTCCACAGCTTCGCCTTTTGCTGCGAGTGATCGATGCTCTATTACATTTGGAGCAGCGGTCATATTTATTGGGACATCGCTCGTTGTGAACGATGGAGATGAGGGAGTAGTCCCTGCGACAGTTTCAGCCACAAACGCACTCCGTAGCTGATTTGATGCAATGCCAGTCATGTTATGGCCTCCTTATTTAAACTCATATCGCACGAAAGGCGCGACAAATGTTGCAATATGAAATGGTATATCAGAAACCTCGCCGGATATATAGGGGTGCTGTTGTTCTGGTGAAAATCTGATAAATTCGTTTGTAGTCGCTGCTGCACCCGCATTATCAATCCTTTTATCAAAGAAAATACCGTCTAATGTTTCTGCGTAACCTCTCCAAGTCTTTGACCCTTTTCCGTTTTCAGTAAAGATTTGAATAGTTACAATGCCAGTATAATCTATTCTATTTGTATTTGCACCTATAGATCCTTGCAAAGATAAACCGTTTCCGATTGAAATTCTAATACTATTAAAAGAAGGACTAAACTCATGTCCATCAAAACCTATCGGTGTCGTTGTTCCCCACTGATCGCTGAGATATGTCTCAATCGCTAGGCGCTCTAATGCATAAGTCATAATAAAATATTCTGCCTTTTGTATTTTGTTTGAATATTATTTAAAGTCTTAGCAACTATTCCCTCTGGTGCTTGCTTCGATGTTCCTGCCTCTAATCTCATAGCATAAGGAAGATTATTTTGAATAATAATGGATTTGTCTTTCTTATATTCAAAAGTCTCTATTGTTTGTGTGCCGCGAGTAATAGATGACGTTCCTGTTTTATCGAGCTTATTAACCTTTGCAGGGTTCATTCTATTCTTGCTTACAATCCAGTTACCTCTAAATCTACCAGTATCAACAGGTGACATCAAAACGATACTTCTTAAGCTATCCATTGCAATTAAAGAGATAGCATCCTCGATCTTTTCATCGGTATCGACTAGCTTTTTGTTTAACTGTAATTCAAAATTCTTATAACTCATTTCTGCAAAACCACTCCATATTGAACAGAGTTAGATCCGACAATCTTTTGCGCTGCTTTTACCTCATAATCAACAGATGAGATAGTTAGCTTGTATCCCTCTTTGATAATCTCAGTAAAACCCTCGAACAAAACTAGCTGACGATTAGAGCCGATAATAGCATCGGGAAATATATCTCTGGCAGGAGTATCGGTGTCAAATAACGCTCTACCCTCCAGAGTTGTTTTTGTTACTGGATAAGTACCAGTTGATGGATTGTAAGTTCCCTGCGTTTCATATTCTATCTCAGCATCAAAAATAACATCAGTTACCGCTAATTTAACGGCATCGAAGGCTGCATCTGCGATTGCTGTGACTGTTGTACTCATCCACGCACCATTTTAAGTTGAGCGCCACCGTAAATCGTATATGGCGAAAGTAATCCCTCAATCGCCACAAATCGAGGCGTTTCTCTAAAGTTAGTAAACTCGACTTCTGTTTCTACTGGCCCTGCTTTGTTCTTCTCTCGAACCTTTGCG